TTGCTTCGCCGGTAACTTCTGCCGGTTCGGCTTCTTTTCTCAATTTAACAACACTCATTATTACCTCCTAAAGTATCAAAGTGCAATGACAGCGCAGCTTCCGCCGCTACATGCCAATTCTGCTGAAAGATCAGTATTATCATTATACTCTATTATTTTTGTTAAGTCAAGCTTTTTTAATGCTTGTAACAATTCTTCATATTCTTGCTTAGTACAGCTTTCGAAGGGCGCCTGAACATATGTATGTTCTTTATTATCGTAAGGGAGCACACTTAAGCCATTGTAACTATTACGGTTTTCCCACATCCACTCTCCGACCTCATCCCATTCTTTTTCTTTAATGCTTACTGTAGCTGAAACGTTGTGGGTGTTTGCGCCTTTCTTGTGTCCCGGGCTAATACGTTGAACCCGCTCTAACATTTGAATAGCACTCTCTGATCTCAAAATTGAGCCTCGCGGTGCCGTTTGAGGAACACTGATTATTGCCGTATCGTGAGGTCTGAAGTATTCATCTTCTACCAATTCCGGATGATTATCGGCCAAATAAGAGTAGATAGTTTCACTCTTGCCGACGCGGAGACGACGAATATAATATCGGTCATGCCATGCGTGTACACCGCTTGATGTGCCAAGAGTTAAACTAGTGGTGCCAGCTGGCTTTACGCAGGTTGTGCGAGCAGCAACACCAATTCCAAGCAATGCAGCAACTCGTTTATTTTCTTTTTTTACTACACTTGTTGCAGCAACCATGTCTAGTTTTAAAACTTTACCTGAAGCAATGCCGGTCATGCTTACACCGATTAAAGCATCCTTTTCAGTTGTTCTGCGCCATACTTCGCGCAAATAGTGGAAATCGGTATAGCTAGCTTGTAGCGTTGCGATGAAAGTTGCGGCGCGGCAACGGTCTTCATATTGCTCTTGAGACTCAAGATCACTAGCATTGATTTCTACCAGATTGCAGAATTGATAGGGACGCAGTGCTATCTCACAACAGGGATTAGTCCCCCAATCTTTATCATTAGAAAGATAAAATCCAGGTTCGCCGCAACCCGACGCTCGAACTCGTTTCCAAAGGTCCATGAAAAAGCCTTTAGTAACCATATGCCTCATTAAGACTACCGAATTATTAGCGCGGCCTCGTTGGGGATTCTTCTCCCACCAGTCACCTATTTTAGCAGCTAGCATTTCTTCGTCATCAGCGCTAAAGAGCGCTATGAGAGCGGCTCGTCTTATACCACCGGCTAAAACTGCGTCTGCAATATGACAAACAATGTCATGCACTTCAATGGTAGTTAATTTATCGCCAGTTTCCTTTTCCCGCAAAATACCATCAATCTTGACAAGACACTCTTTAAGCGGTTGAGGTCCGGGCGCGGTACCGCCAGTAGTTTTTAAGGGGGATCCCTTTGGTCGAATGTCGCTATAATCGAATCTAAGCTTTGAGCCGCCATGGAAATAGCTTCGCATTAAACCCTTTACTGCATCTGCCCATCCTTCAATTGAATCGTTAACTAAAAAGCGGCGCGTTCGTGGAGATGGTCTTTGAATTTCCGGAAGCTGTTCGATATGATGTCGCTGAACGCTATAGCCTACACCGGTTCCTCCAAGTAGCAAAAACATTGTTTCGCTAAAAGAGCGCCAATCTTCTATTGGCAGGTAGGCGCAATTAAAAATACGGTTTGGGGCGACTTCGATAGGTTTGCCACCAAACTGCATCGAGCGCATAGAAGGAAGGACTTCTTTGTTATGAACGTATTTATACACATCGTTAATCTCATCTTTCAATTCCGGAAATTTCTTCATGTGCATTCTTTTGTTTCGGATGACCAATTCATCCCATGTTTCTCGTCTTTGTAAAAATTCATTATATTTAGCATATTTCATATGCACTGTGATGTCTGATAAGATCTGCTTTGCTACGTCGCCTTCCATTTGCTATTTCTCCTTTTGTTAGTGCTTGTTTGAATGCATTTCTTTATAAATTCTTCTGGCGTTAGCCATATCGTTTTTATTTCTATTTATACGTGATTCGTCTTTTACTTGCTGCATGTTTTCTTGTTCTAAAATCTTTATACAAGCAGTCCCAGTATCCATAAAAATAGAATATATCATGGCGTCTGGTCCATTTCTATTTTTAGCAACGAATATTCTACCCATATTGCTACTTTTATCGCGTTCTGTTCGTGATAGACTTATAATAAAATCTGCTACAAAGCATTTGTTATATGCTTCAGAAACAGATTTCATTGTGATTATTTCTTCACTTGATCCCTCGCGATTTGTTTGTGAAGCCGTAATCAAAGGACAATTAAACTCTTGAGCTATTCCACGCAACTCTTCATATATCGATTCAAGTTCATGTCTCTTCTCGCTCATTTGTGTGGTGCCTCGAAGCAAGTCTCCATAATCTACGATTATCATATCGACTTCCATATGATTTTGTCTAGTCTTGTCGAGATGGTTTTTTATAGTAGTGGTTGTTGCGGATTTAGTTGGATATTCTTTTATAATCAGTTGTCCATCTACATCTTTAATCGTATCAAAAATGGCATCTTTCTTGTCTAAAAGCTCATCTAGATTATAACCGGTTAAACATGCATCGTATCGCTGTGCGACGACACGCTCTCTCAATTCTAATGTATAATGGACAACGTTTTTACCCTGTTTTAACGCTTGAGCACCAAAATGTACCAAAGCAAAACTTTTACCAACTCCGGTAGGAGCAATTACGACTGAAAGTTCTCCTTGTCCCAAACCGCCCTTTGTAATTTTGTCAAGTTCAGGCCAGCCGGTTGAAATGGGATTTCTGACTTCTACCACAAAACGGTCATCAAAATCTTTAATATAATCATATCCAAAGTTGTTATCAGATCCCAGTTTCAGCGCATTACTGATTAATTTTTCAATTTCTGTGAACGAGCACTTATTAAGCAATGGTACCGACTTAAGCATCGCAGACTTTAATACCTGCTTTTTACAGAAATCTACACTTGTCGATTTGATATATTCAACGTCTGCTACCTCCGGAGTCGCTTGAACGCGAACAAAGAAGTCTTTCACTTGTTTTTGTAAGACCTCTCCTTCATATTCCAATTCAGTATTATAAATGGAATTGAGAGTGCCGTTGGCGGGATGAGTTTTATATTTCTTCTTAAACTGGAAAAGCTTTCTTGTGAAAACTTGAAGATACTTGAGTTCGAAAAATCCTTCGTCGAGAACCTCCACCATTTGATCGCAAAAAGCACGATCATAAACTAATAATTTGCATAAATTTTCTTGAAAATTCTTTCCAAAAACACCTAGATTTTCCATGTCACCTCATTGAATTATAGAGTAAGTATATTATACTTTTTTTTCAAAGTCAATCAATATTGTAAGTCAATAATAAGATTGAATTCTTTTTTTATTTGAACACTTTATTTTTCGCTGTGGCGAACAAATTAGGTAAAAAAGATTTCTTAAGTTTAAGAAGTCTGTCAAACTTAGCCTGATTTCGTGCGGTCGTGTAAAGTGCTGTGGGTTTACGAATTTCACCGTCAATTACTTGCGCGCCAAAATCGTAAAATTTGGACTTTGTTTTACTTTTAGGGGCTTTACTCGCCATGGCAACCCCACAAGATAGAATAAACAAAACTGTGATTAAAAAGATTCTTATTTTCATACATATTTCACCCAAGCCCAGTGCTTTCTTTGATTCAAGTATCCCTCAACTCCGTCGTTGCTGTAGGCTTCTTGTTCAAAGGGGTTTAAATAATATGCGTCAGCCCATGTGCCATGCTTAAAACGGCCTATCAGATAAAAAGCTCCATATAAGATCCATTGAAAAACAAAAAGCATTTCGATTTGCTGATGATAATGAATAGTTTCGTGACGTCTTGTCTCTTTTGTTAATTTGCCCCGACATACCACAAAGAATGCGAAGCTAAATGCCCAAATGTTTATGGGAGCAAGTTTAGAAAGCCATACTGGTATTCTACTGTTTTCAATAAAAATTGGTTTACAAGTCATTTTATTTTCTTCTCATCTGTACAGCGCAGTGTACCATTAAAAATAATACGCCTACCGCTAGCCCGGCTTCTAATATCATCATGATTTATTATCCCGACACATTCGTCTGAAATTCTGAAATAAGTCGGTCCAACTATTTTCGTGAATTCCGTCTTGTATCATCATTCCATCGGTCTCCGTTTTTCTAAAGCCATATTCAAATTCTTTAATCGTCCAATCGACGCTTTGTTTCGTCTGAATCGACAAGCTCGGACTATAAAGCTGCATAAGTTTATAGTTCTCTTTAATTAGTTCTCTGGACTCAGGAATTAACTCATAGGCTTTGATCTTTTTTTCTTGATTATCGCAAAACTCTATTAATTCCAATAGGGTTACGTCTCTTTCTTCAGCAAAAAAAAATAAACCTTTTAGCAACAGTTTTTAAACCGACCCCTCCAATACCGCTCAAATTGTCCGAAGGGTCACCAGCGATTGCTCGAGCTAAGGCAAAGTTTTGAGGATGAATACCAAAGTCTTCGAGTATGTGAGCTTTATTTAAATATTGCTTTTGGACCGGTCGATGAATAATAGTTGTGTTGTCAAGTAGCTGATAAAAGTCTTTATCGCTCGATACAATTACTTTTTGGTCATCCTTAAAAGCTGAGTAACGACAAACGTAAGCTATCAAGTCATCAGCTTCTACTTCATCGGCTATAAGCTGAATTACTGGGAAGTGGTTTAAATAATCGAATGTGCGATACATTTGCCATATTTTATTTTCTTTCTCTTGATCTTCCGATAATACTCTTACGTTGCGATTCAGGCGAATGGGTGAGCGGCCAGCTTTGTAGTTCTTATTAGTTTGCTTCCTCTTTCTACTTCCGTCTCTGCCATCCCAACATACTACAATAGCGTCTGGTTTGATTTCACGCGAAAGCTTTTGAAGAGATTTTAAAAACCCTGCGGTACCGCCAATTGGCTTCCCGTCTTTCGATATAGTGGGGTTAACAATATATGAACGCAGAAATAGATTTAATGCGTCGATGATCATGATTCTTTTCATAGTGTGTTTAGTATTGCTTTGTCAAGGGGTTTAGCGGCGGCGGTAACGACGTGTGGTAACGCGCCTTCTTAATTTACCATTTTTATTATAATGGCGGCGGACTGTGCGTTTTTTTAGCTTTCGCTTCGGGCGCACATATTTGCGACGTTGTGTTCGCACTTTCGGTCGCGTATAGCGCTTGCGATATTGCTTGCGATGGACGCGAGGTTTGTGATGGCGTTGCGCGCTTCGATGGTGGCGATAGTGGCGCCGGTTGTGACGTCGATGATGACGATAATAGGGCCGGTTATGATGCGAGCCATAATACTTATAATAATATGGTCGGCCATGCATAACGGTACCGTAAGAGGATGGCACCACAGTGGTGTGGTCATAAGGCCCCACCGGTTCGCTATGAGCGAAGCATCCTAAAATGAGGGATGTCGCTCCAATAAATAAGATATAAATGATATATTTTTTCATGATTAAAATTCCTTTGTTCTATATTAGTTGCAATAAAAGTGCCAACTATTATTCTTCCTCATAGAACTCCTTAGCTTCGCCAATTCTCTTATCAAACTTCATTATAACTTCTTCGTCCATAATTGTCAAGACTCTTTTTCGAAATTTTTCATTTTGTAGTTTGCTAACCCAATGGGCCGATTGGAACTTTTCGCAGTCATCTTCGCCGTAGCATAGTTCATACCATGCACCACTTTGCTTAATCGCTTCAGAACCTTTAATGGCGTCGAACCAACTTTCTTCGTCTTGAACACCGATGTCATCGCCCCACAAGATCTTAAAATTGCATTGACGACCTGCGGTACCGAATCGTGACTTCTCAAGCTTTACTTTGACCTCAGAACCAATTCTAAAGCCCTTTTCATCAGTAATAAATGAAGCCTTCGCTTTTCGGCCGGTTAACCAGATGCGCAACGAATATGCGTATATCATGGCTTTGCCACCGGGAGTTACATAAGGTGTTGTCATCGCTTCTGCAGGAGTTCTAGGGATGTTTGTTTTAAGTTGATTTAGAACCAAAAAAGATGACTGGCTATTAGCTATTGGCACTGTCAGCTTTGACATGCCTTTTGCTAGAATTCGTGCTTTGACGGCCATTGAAGATTGAGGGTTAAAGTCTCCTTCAACGTCAGAAATTGCAGGAGTTAAAGCCAAGCTATCCCAAATGAATAGCATTTTGTTTTGATTGGCACCCAATAGCTCTTCGATTGTTTCTAATACGAATTCTACTGATTGTGCCTGAATATATAATACGTTCTCTACTTTGCAACCGGCTTTCTCGAGAAAAACAGGGTCGATGGCAGATTCTGAATCGAAGTACACTACGTCGATTCCCA